AAGAAATATATGTGGGGAATCGCAGGTTAAAAACTATCTATGATACAAATATGAGGACCGCATACGCAAAAGCCCGCTATGAAAGCCAAATGAAAAGCTCGGGGGAGTATTTTCGCTACACAGCGGTTCTTGATAACAAAACAAGGCCTACGCACCGAAAACTACACGGTACCACGCTTCCAAAGACCGATAAATTTTGGGATACGAACTACCCGCCGAACGGCTGGAATTGTCGCTGCAAAGTGCAAGTACTTACGGAGACCGAGGTACGAGCGCGCGGCATTACGCCGCTTGCGGACGGCTCGTTTTTACCAAACGTCGCGCAGGATGATTTCGCTTACAACCCAGGCAAAATGGATCATTTGGATGAAATTTTTAGCGAAAAGAAACAAGAGGCGCTAGGCGCCGTTACTGCGGAGACTGCGCGACAAAAGTTAAAAGAGCGTTTAGAGGGCTTTGGGCACGAAAGAGATCTGCATATATGGAGAAGCGGGCTTGAGGATGCGATAGATGAGATCATCGTAAAAGATAATCCAAAAACGCCGATCAATATGGTGCAGGTAGGCTTTTTGAATGCTTTTTTAGCAAAGAAAGCAAGCGAAATTTTAGGCGCAGATGTGCAAAGCGGCGGCATAATCATCACAAAAAAGCATCTATCCCATGCAGCCCCTAAGCGTAAAGAGGGCTACGATCACGCTCTTAGGATAGAGGAGATACGCGAGATAGTTTCGGTGCTGGATAACGAAAACAACGCTTATACGGATCTACGCAAAAAGCACAAAAATATTCTGTTTATTTTTGAGGACAAAAAAGACGGCTCAAAGATAAATTTAATCCCCATCGAAATAAGCAAAATAATTAAGAAATTCAAGCAAAGCAACTACGTAATAACGCTTGATAAAAACGATAAGAAAACGATTGAGGATCTGATTGAAAAGGGCGAAATCAAAAAGATAAAGTAGCTCGGCGGGAGTCGAACCCGCGATAACCGCTATGCTAGCGCATAACGTCCGTCTACGCACGCTGACGCCATCAAAGCCACTTTTATGGGTATTATAATAAATTTTAAAGGCAAAGTCAAATGATAGAAATTCGGGGTCTAGAGGCGGTGCAAAGGAAGCTAAAGGGGCTATCCGAACTGGGGCGCAATACCGAACCTTTGATGTGGACGATCGGGCATGTGATGCTAAATTCCATTGAAGATAGCTTCGAAAATGAAAAAAGTCCGTTCGGAGAAAAATGGGCCGCTTTAAAGCCGAGTACCGCCGCGCAAAAGGCCAAAAAAGGCAAGTCCAATAAAATTTTGCGGCGCGATGGATATTTGGCGGATAAGTGGGTGGTTGATGCGGATAATAAAAAAACGGTCGTATCAAACAACTCGAAGCATAAGGGCTTTGCCTATGGATTAGTGCATCAATTCGGCACCCGTAAAGCGGGGCGCGGCAAAAGTACCTTTATCCCGGCTCGTCCGTTTTTGCCCGTAAACAAAAGCGGCAAGTTGCAAAGAGATATACAAAAAATCATAAAAACCGAAATGATAAAATTCATAAAAAAAATTTAGCGCTTGCGATATTTCCACGGCGGGGTCGGATCCTCTTCCGCCCAAAGCCCTAATTTTTTGTGTTTTGCGTTGGATTCGTCCGGAGCATATTTTTTTGAGTATTTTCTAAAAGCCCAAGCGTAGCCGCTAGCCACTATCTCTTTATTAATATCGACTCCGTCTAAAATGATGGTGCCTATCGTCCTTCCGTATCTGTCGTTGCCCTCTTTTTTGACCTCTACCGTTTTTCCTGCTACTAAATTTGATAGAAATTTAGTCGATTGCTTCCCAAAGGATTGTTTCTTTTCTGGGGCATCGATGCCGTTTAGTCGCACCTTGATTTGCTCTTTGTCTTGCGTTAGCACGACTATAGTGTCTCCATCTGACACCCTTACAACTTTGCCCTCAAAGCCGAATAAGCCGCTCATTATTAAGAAAAATAGTAGTATTGCTTTCATAGGGGAGTATTATATCAGATTTCTTCATCATCGAAAAGCAGAGGCTGTTTGTTTTCTCTGATTATCAGGCTTGTGCCGTTATAGCTTAACCCGTATTTGGCGGCGATCTCTCGGATTGTTACGGCACTTTGCTTTCCTGCGGCTACCCCTTCTTCATACTCTTTGATGATGTCGCGATTTCGGAATGTGCTTTTATAGCTCGGCACGTAGATATTGGCTCCGCCATATTCTTTTAGGACTTCGCTTATATCTTCGCTATTTCTGACGCAATTATAAAATTCTACGAACAGATCGAAATTATTTACTATCAAAATATGCTCCTTGCATCTTTCGTAGGGCGATAATCACGTCCGTAGCCTCCTGGCGGCTTAGATACCAGAGATGAAATACCATCCTGCCGGTTATTCGCTCAATGAAAAGTCGTAGCGCAAGCCCTGTTTTCGTTCTTGCGATCCTATTCCAAATACCCACGATAGTATCAAGCTGTTTTTGCGTAGCTTTAAGAGGGTCTTTTTTGGCGAATGCTCGCGGCACCCCGCCCGCCGCCACGACGGCATCTTTGGTGCTCGTCTGCTTAAGTTTAGGATTAAATTTGCTCTTATAGCCGACTACTTCCAAAACCTTTCTTAGCTCATCGATATTGAGATCTTTCAGGCTATCTTTGCCGAATTCAGCCTGCAGATACACTTTGCGACACTCATCATCCACAAAGTAATTATGCTTTAGCGTGTGGATCATTTTGATATAGTATTTTTTCAGCTCATCTTTTTTATTTATCCTCATCGAAAAGCCCCCTATTAGCCTTAGTTGTAATAGTTGTATCGGTTGTAGCTAGTGGCCTGCAACTATACATTACGCTCTTGCCTGCTTTATGGCTGAACCACAATTTGCCGTCAAATTTATCCAGGCAATCGCGGGCGGTTTTATCATCCTTTGCATAGCCTGCGGTGCCAAGAAGCTCGGTTTTATTTAGTTCGCCAAGCTCCAGCGCGCGCCTGATTTCGGCGGTGAAACCGAGCTCGTATTCGCTCATCCTTGCAAGTTGCAAATCCAGCTCTTTTAGCTGCAAACTTGCCAGATCTACGCAAAAGCCGCCGTCTTTTACGCCGGCGCGCTCCTTTGCTACTTCGCATAGGAAATTCAACTCGTTTTGCTGGCTCGGGCGCTTGATTAGATGATACATCACGTCAAGCGAATTTCTAATATGGTTGCTGCCTTGGTAGTTGCGCCCATCCTTATTTGAGTGGTGCAAGATCAAGATCGTAGCCCCGGCTTCACGCAAATTTTTTAGCGCGCCAAACAGCCTATTTACGCGGTTATCATTATTTATATCCACGAAATCGCGCAGGCTATCCAGTATAAAAACGCAGTCCTCATAAGCTTTGCCGATCGCGCTTTGCTCTAATTTCATCACGAGCTCGAAGCCGTCCATTTCGATACTTGAACGCTGAATGTAGCTTAAATTCGGAAATTCATTTATGAGGAGCTTATCCACGCCGCGCTGCTTTAGTACACCTACGGGGTTATCATAATCGATGAAAAACACTCTTTGGCCTTCTTCGCAAAGCCTTTTGGCTAGCGCAAACGCCATATAGCTTTTGCCCGTGCCGCTATCGGCATAAATCAACGTAATAAGCCGCTTAACCAAAAAATCCTCTATTAAAAATTCGATTTTCTCATTAAAGCTTTCGCTTTTTAGGCTTGAGCTTTGTAAAAAGTCGAATATATCGTTTTCGTTCATATTGGTGACCGTCTTTCTTAATCTTTCAGTATCATTAGTGCTACTATCGCCGTGATGCTAAGTGTGATAAATATCGTGCTCGCAAATATCAAAAAGAGCTGCATTATTTAATCTCCAAATTTGGGTTCTCGTATATGTTGCCGACGATCTCAAACTCATCTGAAGCGTTTTTGAATTCCTTAGTAATTGGATAATCCAAGTTTATTTTGCTTAAGTCGTGCATATAAAATCCGCAATCAAAGCAAATTTTATAAGTGCGCAATCCCCATCTAACGAAGAAGCCCGTATAAATTTCCACGCCGTGTTTATCCTTTATTCCTGTATCTTGCATTAGCTCGATTTTACGGAAAGAAACCTCGAAGCAGGTTTGCTCTTTTTCGCTCCATAGCGTAGCTGTTTTGTTTGCAAAATTTAATTCCATTACCTCGTATATCCCCTTGGGATATCTCTCATATCCCAGCGTTATTCCGTTCGGTAATCTTTGATTGGAACGCAAAAACGCTCTAAATTTAATCTCTCTCATCCCTATGCTCCTAATTTGAATTGTTTATCTTTTGCGGCCTCAATCTGCCTTAATATCATCTCTATTACATTAACGCTCATCGCATTACCCGCCTGTTTATAGGTTTGAGTGTCGGATACCGCGATTTTAAAATCATCCGAAAAGCCTTGCAATCTTAAGCACTCTCTCGGAGTGAGTTTGCGAATGCGCTCCGTTTTTAATAGATTGTTGTTTGTAAAATTGCTTGTCGTAATAGTAGGGCAAATTTCTAACTCGTAGCCCTTGTTAAAGCCATGGGGTCTTTGGATAATGAAGTTATCCGTTCTACGATGGCCGGGATTCGTAGTCAAGGTGTTAGCGCAATCTCTATTTTCATCTTTCGGGTAAAACTTCCCTTTAAATTTAAGATGCTTGCTTTCAAAATAGGCTAGTAATCTTTCGCTCAAAAAGTATTTTTCACCCACGTTTTCATCAAGATAATCCGCCAGTTTATTATAGCTTGTTTTCGGAGCGAGCTTGAAAGCGTAATATTCGTCGGCGTTTAGAAAGCCTATGATATAAAGCCGCTCTCTGTTTTGCGGGATGCCGTAGTCTTTAGTGTTAAGGATTTCGGCATAGCAGTGATAGCCGAGAGAGCGCAAGGCGTTGAGAAAATTCACGTATGCTTTGCCTTTCTCGATCGATAAAAAACCTTTGACATTTTCAAATACGAAAACTTTCGGGCGACACTCTTTCACTATCCTGTAGTATTGCCAAATTAGCGATCCGCGATCCCCCGATACCCCGGCACGAAGACCTATACGACTGAAGTCTTGACAAGGAGAGCCGCCTATTAAAATATCGATTTTGCCGCGAAACGCAGAGGCATCAAGTCCTTTTATATCTTTATAGAATACCGCTTCATCTATTTTATGATTTGTGGAATAGACGGTGCGGGCGAATTTATCGATCTCGCAAGCAAAAGCGATTTTAAAGTTTTCATTAAAAACGTTGCGCGCTGCGATTTCGGCTGCGCCTATTCCTGAAAAGACGGTCGCGATATAGGTCATCTCTTTCCTTTAAATTTAAACTCTTTAACAAGCCTTTAAAGCCGATTAAAAGGCTTGTTAAAGGGCTTAACGCCCTTTAACAAAGTATTGGAGCTTCGCTCTTCTTACATATCTTGGCAAAAGCCTATTTTTGCTATCCTTTAAATTTTTAAACATGCTCCAGTACGCCTGAAACTCACTCTCTTTCAAAGCAAATAAATCTTTTTTCATTGTCTGTCCTTTTAGACATTTGCGCTTTGCAAATTCTCTATCTTAGTCTCTATGCGGAAGTTATCTTTCACCGTGCGCTTTAGTCCAAGCTTAACGAGGCTTGCGTCATCAAGCTCGCAGATCGCTTCTTTGTTTATAGTCTCTTCGTAGGATATGCAATCATCAAGCTTATAGCTCTTTAGCGCTTTGATAAGCTTTTCGACCTTTTCTTTGATACGCGGCAAGCTTACGCTTTTGCTTAGTTTGTATCCGATCTTGCCGAAGGTAAAGTCCTTACTGCGCTTTTCGGCAAACTCCGCCTTATTGCTTTCGCAAAAAGCCGTGATTTGGGCTTCGATATATTTTTTTTCGCTATCGAGCTTTTCTACCTTAGCTTTTTGCGCGTCTTTGATCTCATTGCACTTCAGCGTTATTTCGCCGTTAATATCGGCTAATGCCACCTCAAGCTCACACACTCTCTTTAACGCGTTATCGACGTCTGCGAAGTTTTTGATCTCCATGGTTTTTCTCCTAAAATTTTAAGTTTTTTGGCTAGTCCGTATTTCATGACGTAGCCGTATCTTAGGCAGATCGGAAGGTGATTTTTATTCTTCTTTACGATCCGCACCGCATGCCCTTTAGTCAAAAAGGCTAAATTTCAGCTCATTTACGCCGAGCTGCCTTGCAAGCTCTCGCTCGTAAGCCATACCCTTACTATTTTCCGAGTATTCGCACGGAAAGAAATAGTAGTGGCTGCAAACGCTTAGAAGCTCCTCGCAGTTTTTCATTATGCGATCTCGCTCCAGTTCGCTGTATACGCCTAGCCATGCAAGCACCGGGCTTATGGGTTCGTAGCCGTTTTGCCTGACTACGGCGCAGGCCTGCTCGGCAAGCTTGCGGGCGTAGTAGTCGCGATCTCGATCATGCTTGCATTTGATACTTGCATACGGCGAGCTTACAAATACCAGCCTTGCCGTTCGTTTGTCCATATTTTTCTCTCTCCTTCCTTTTAAATTTAACTTTATCGAGCCCTTAAAAAGGGCTCTGTAAAATCAATTTACGCTAGCTTTAAAAGCTTTCACCCCCTCGCAGCGCTCGCCGATCTTTGATACTATCTGGCTTAATACTTCGCGCCTTGAGGCCTCAGCCGTATAGCACACCAGTTTGAGTCCGAATCTCTCCTCATCAATGCTTACAAAAAGCTCGCACTCGAATTTCCCTTTTATCTCGGTATCTGCCTCATAAACCGGTAGCGTAAAAGTGATAATCTTTGGGATCTGGATAGTCTCTTTCGCACCTGATTTGATCTCTACGTCCAGACTGATCTTTGAGCTGGTATTTTTCTGCACGCTGTCAAATTTCCTGACCGCCTGCAAGCTTTCTGCTAGCTCTATTACGTCCATATCGTCGTTTGCCTTGCCGTCTATGGCGGTAATGTACGCAAATAAGCTTTTAAGTAAAAATACGAAGTCACGCTGTCCTAGATTTTTGCCTACACTCTCTTCAAAGGCCTTGAAAAACGGCGTATAACCTAAGCCTAAATTTATGCGTTTCTCGCAAAATTCAGCCTTGTCTTTGGAGTTAAAATCGACTATGCACTTTATGCTTTTATCGTCGAAAAACAGCTTTGAGCTAGGCTCTTTATATTCATTGACTAGATCAACGAAGCTATCTACGTCAAGAGCGTCTACGGTATATTTGTTTCTTAGAGGTTCTTTTAACAAAGAGTCGGGCAATTTGTAGTCTTGGTGGGTTAGTA